CTTTCGCTGTAAGCATGGAGTGAATACCCATTAACAAACCGCCTGCGACGATTGCCGGAATGATTGGCACGAAAATATCCGCTAAGCCTTTCACCAAACGTTGCAATAAGTTTTGGTTGCCTGATGCTGCTTCTGCCACTTCGGCTTTGCTCACATCGCCAATACCAAGCAATTTGGTAAGTTCAGCATGGACTTTATTCACCGTACCTGAACCGAAGATAATTTGATATTGACCGGCGACCGCAAACTGTCCTTTCACGCCTTCAATATTATCAATACCTTCTTTGTCCACTTTGCTTTCATCGTTTAATACAATACGTAAACGCGTTGCGCAATGTGCTGCTGTTGCGATGTTTTCTTTGCCGCCAAGTTTATCAATCACTTGTTGGGCGATTTGAGGGAAGTTCATTGTGCTCTCCTAATGGGTCTCTAAAGAAAAAGAAATTGACCGATTGTAACCAAAACAGGGGATAATAACTAGTTATTCAAGCAAATTTTAGGCGAAAAAAAACCGACTTGATTAAGTCGGTTTATAGTTGGTGCCTGGGCGAGACTTGAATTAAACACATAAAACATTGATTTAAAACAAACTTAATAAACAATTTAAAATCCAGTGTTACTACCGGTGTTACTAAAAATTTTCACTAGGCATTTTTAGCCATTCTTTGATACCCAAAGAATTAAAGCGGCAGATATTAAAACAAGGTAAAAAACCTATCAACGTTCAAAATTATATAAAAAGGTGTTCACCTGTTCACTATATATTATATTTCTTTATTTATCATATATTTATATAGTGAATAGGGTGTTCACTAGGTATTCACTAGTGTTCACTCTTAAAAAATCCCATCTAAATTATATTTTCCTATCTATGCCTGTATAAAAAACAAGCAATCAAATTTCACCCACTCAACGTATCCTAACGTAGCTAAACTATTAATTTTTAAGCAATTTACTTCCTGTTTTTTGTGTATATATTGTTCTATGGGCTTTTTATAAGCCGTCTTAATTAAGATGAATTTAAAAGGATCAATTATGTTTAAAAAACTGTTAGAACTACGCCAACAAAAAGCGGAAAAAGTCGCAGAAATGCGCGCTATGTTAGATAAAGCGGAACAAGAAAACCGCTCATTGACCGAAACCGAAAACGTTGACTTTGAAAAGTTGAAAGATTTGGTCAAACAATTGAGCGATGAAATCGCCCGTTATGAAACGGTGGCCGATGAAGAACGTAACATTGCCGACAAAGGCAAGCCGGTAGAAACACGCGGTAAAACCTTCAGCAATGACGAACTACGCCACTACATTAAAACGGGTGAATTACGAAATCTTTCCACTACCGGTCAAGAAGATGGCGGTTATACCGTGATCCCACAATTGGATAAAGACGTAATGAAACGCTTAACCGATGATAGCGTGATGCGTCAAATTTGTAACGTGGTCCGCTTGCCGGTTGGTGCGAAAGAATACAAAAAACTGGTTTCCGCCGGTGGTGCGGTGGTGGCACATGGTGAAGAAGGCGTAGCACGTAATGGCACCGCCACACCGAAACTACACGAAGTCACCATTGCGTTAAACCCTATCTATGCCTATCCGAAAACAACTCAAGGAATTTTAGACTTCTCCAGCATTGATGTTTTAGGTTGGTTGACTGATGAAATTTCTGAAAGCTTTACCGAAACTGAAGAAATCGACTTAACCGATGGTGACGGCACGAAAAAATCAAAAGGTTTCTTATCCTATGAACGTTCTACCGAAGCGGACAAAGTACGCGCCTTTGGTAAGTTACAAAAATTAGAAGTTGCCGGTGCCGACAAAATCACCGCCGATACGCTCATTGATTTGTTCTACACCTTACACAGCAAATACCGTAAAAATGCCGTTTGGGTGATGTCTTCCACTATTGCGGCGGCATTACAAAAACTCAAAAACAAAAACGGCGATTTTATTTGGCGTGATGGTTTAACCGTAGATGCGCCTTCTACCCTTTTAGGTCGCCCGGTTTACTTCCTTGAAACCATGCCGGCAAGCGGCGCAAATAAACCGGTAGTTGCTTTTGGCGACTTCAAACGCGGTTACTTCATTGTAGATCACGAAACCGGTGTAAGAACCCGCCCTGATAACATTACCGAACCGGGCTTCTATAAAGTCCATACCGATAAATATCTTGGTGGTGGCGTGGTAGATAGTAACGCAATCAAGTTCATTGAAGTTACGGCTTAATCGTCAAATTCCAACGGGGGCAATTAAGCCCCCTTTTTGTTAAAAGGGAAAGTATGAATAAAGAATTTGAAATCCGTTCATCCGAAATCACCGCAGACAGCGAGAATAAAAAACTGGTTGGCTATGTGGTGAAGTGGAACAGCCCTTCTGAAGTGCTTTATTGCGATTTTGTAGAACAATTCAGTGCGAATGCGTTTAGTGAAAGTTTAAGCAGCGGTGCCGATGTACGAGCATTATTTGAACACGATCACACCAAACTATTAGGGCGAACCCGTGCGGGAACCTTAAAACTGGAAGAAGACGCAATAGGTTTACGTTTTGAATTAATGCCACCTGATACCACATTAGGGCGTGATTTATTGGTAAGCGTTGAACGCGGCGATATTAGTGGAATGTCTTTCGGCTTTTGGGCTAAAGAAGAAACATGGAATTTTGATGTAGAGCCTTGCCAACGCACAGTGGCTAAAGCGGAATTATTTGAAATCACCGTTACCAGCATTCCTGCCTACCCTGAAAGTAGCGTTGAGATTGCCAAACGCTCAATGGCAACCGCGAAGGGAAAAACGCAAGGAAAATCCACCGCACTTTTGAAACAGTGGCTTGATGTGGCGGAGGCGTAATATGTGGAACCCGTTTAGACGAAAAGAACAACGCAGCGCACCGATGGCAATTGATGAGCTGCTTTCTTATCTTGGTGTATCAAACACCGGCGCAGGGGAATTTGTCAGCCCGAACACGGCGGAAAGTTTACCGGCGGTGATGAGTGCCGTTACCGTTATTTCTGAAGCGGTAGCCAGTATGCCTTGTTATTTGTATCAACTTAAAGATGATGGCCGCGAGCGTGTTTATCGTCACCCGGTGGACTATCTCTTAAATGAGATGCCAAACCGTAGCCAAACACCGTATCAATTCAAATACACCATGATGCGTCACTGCCTATTAAACGGTAACGCTTATGCGGTGATTGAATGGAACAACAAAGGCGAACCAATCAGCCTTACCCCGTACGAACCAAGTGCGGTCAATATCTATCGCAAAGTTGGCGGCGAGTATATCTATCAAATTACGGACTTAGACGGCAATACCAAAAACTATCTTCAAGATGAAATCCTACATTTACGCCATTCTTCCCTTGATGGCTTCATGGGGCGTTCGCCAATTACGATTTGCCGTGAAACTGTGGGCTTAGGCATTGCTCAACAGAAACACGGATCGGCAATGATGAAAAATGGCTTAATGGCAAGTGGCTTAATTACTACCGCCGAATGGTTGGACGAACCCAAAGCACAAAAAGCCGTAAAAGCCCTTGAACGTTACAAGGGCGCAAAGAACGCAGGGAAAACACCAATCCTTGAAGGCTCAATGGAATATAAACAGTTAGGCATGACAAACCAAGACGCGGAATGGTTAGCAAGCCGTACGTTCACAATTTCCGATATTGCCAGAATCTACAACATTAGCCCGATTTTCTTACAAGACTATTCCAATAGTAGCTATTCAAACTTTAGTGAAGCCAGTCGAGCCTTTTTATCGCAAACCTTGCGCCCTTGGCTAACCAATTTTGAACAACAGCTAAAAGATGCCTTGATGATTGATTTAGGCAGCAACAGCAAGAAACGTTACTTAATCGAATTTGATACAAGCGACTTATTGCGCACAAGTCAAAGCGAGCGTTTCAAGAGTTACGATGTGGCGATTAAAGCCGGTGTAATGTGCCCGAATGAAGTTCGCCGCCGTGAAGGTTTACCGCCTTATGCTGGTGGAGAAGAATTTAGCCAAGCATGGAAACAAACCGTAGAAGTAAAACGCGGTGATGAACAAGAACCGGGGGCAATCGATGGCAATCATGATTAAGGCCGGAAAGTATAACAAGGTGATTAGCCTACAAAAGCAAGTGAACGAACAGAACGACTACGGCG